GGGGGGGGGGGGGGAGATAGCGATGGGAAAAATATGCCCTACGTGTGGAGCGCATATCCATCACCTTGGGCTTAATGCTCATGCCAAAAAACATGAAAGAGAACGGGCTTTAAAAGCTGGAATAAAACTTGATCCGATAATATATGACAAGTTTGGACAAGGACTCACGCAAAAAGAATGGGACAAAATTAATGAGATAGTATCAGCCGCCCGCGAGATGCGGGAGAAAGAGGAAAGATAAGATGCCAACAGTCAGAGAAATGGTGGAAGAATATCTACGAGAATACGGCTTCGGCGGACTGTGCGGGGAAGATTGCGGATGCCAATTATCTGACCTGGCTCCTTGCGGAGACGGGCCTTTCCCGGATTGCGAGGCTGGATACAAATATCCCTGTGACCCGGAAAAGTGCGAGCTAGAGTGCGACGGGAAAATGGGATATGTACCAAATAGTTTTTGCCTAAGAACTGAGAAGCCCGCCGCGCAGGCGGAGAAAGGGGAGTGAAGGGGATGAAGGGGATGGAGTGTCCACATGGATTTCAAAGGTGCGACGTGAGAAATTTAATTTGCAAGGACTGTGATGATTTCAGTCTTAAAAGTTCAGGAGAATCCGGACCGTGCCCCTCCTGCGCCTCGCTCCAGGAGCAGATCCGGGAGCTTGAGGATGCGCTGGTGGAGCAGATGAGAATATCATTCGGGCTTCCCCTAGTTCACGTTATTCGTCCAGAAAACTGCGAGGTATTTAAATTACTGGCAAGGAGGGGCCGTTTTGAAATTATCCAAGATGATGACTACAACGGCATTACAGGACACTTCCTCTCGCGCCCGGAGAAGCCAGCAGAGAAGCCGACGGGGTGCATTGAAATTGCCGTTAGAGATGCAAGCCGCCCCTACTGCGGGAAAACGATAGTGATAGAGACAGAAGAAAGAGAGGGCACATGGAAGTTGAAACCGGGAGACTCAGAATGTTGGCGGAAAACGAAGCCCCACCTGCGGGATATGTGCGGGTTCCGACAAGATATGAAAAGAGAGCCATGAAGCTAGTCAAGGAAGGCCAGAAGGTTGACTTCAGCGGGACGAGCGGACTTTCCAAGTGGGGAGCAAAAAAGCACGAGGCCGACAAAAAGCGCAAGGCGGCAATAGCCAAGGCCAGCCGAAAGAAAAATAGATAGGAGGCAATATGTTCGTAGTTGTCAGCGGAGCCATTTCTGCCGGGAAAAGCACCGTCGTTAAGTACGCAGCTAAAGACCTGAATTATGAGCCCCTCTTCGAGACGGTCGAGGGGCATCCATACCTGGAGCGGTTCTACAAAAACCCGAAGGAGTTCGCTTTCAGAACTCAGTCTTTCTTCCTCTGGGATCGCTTCAACAAGCACTACCACGCCGTCATAAGCGGCAAGGACATCATAGCCGATCGCTCCATTTACGAGGATAATTTATTTGCCAAACTTCAGCACCTCCGAGGGGATCTCGACGATGATGACTACCTGCGGACTTACCTCCCGCACTTCACGCTCCTCTGCCAACTCTTGAAGCCGCCGGACCTGCTCATCTACCTCCGGGCTGGGCTGCCGTCCCTGCTTCACCGCAAGGCCAGGCGCGACCGGGAGATGGAGAAGGACATGGACCCTGAATACATGGAGCAACTCCTGGGGCTTTATGAGGAGTGGTTTGACGGCTATCCATACCCGAAGCTGCTGGTTGATACGGATTCATTCAAACTGATTCGAGAGATACCGGACAGCACGGAAGGAGAACCAGGAGACGATTGGCCGGAGTTTATGGAGACTGTCAGATGGGAGTTAAGGCGATTCGGGATGATTGAGGACGAAGCATCCGGAAGGGGATCCGGGGATTTTGGGCCGATAGTGAACGAGATGCCGGATGTGGCGGAGATGATGCCGGTTGAGTGCAGGCCGGCGGCTCAGGAGGTGGGGGCGTGAAGAAGCTCGAACTCGGGGGCGGCTCCAGCCCCAAGCGCAAGGAGCTGGGATTCCTGAACTGCGACATCCGGGACTTGCCGGAGGTGGATTTGCAAATGGATTTAAAATATCCATTCCCGCTAATTATCGGAAGCTCCTCTGTGGAGGAAATTTTCAGCGCCCATTGTTTAGAGCATTTTACCGAAGGCGAAGCGAGGGGGCTGTTATGGGACTGCCATCGCGTTCTTATCCCCGGCGGCAGGATAGAGCTCATAGTCCCCAACATCCGCAAGCTGGCGGAGCGATACCTGCACGGCGAGTATGACTGTGAGACCTTCAGCCGCATGGTCTACGGCGGCCAGGACTACCCGGAGAACTTCCACAAGATAGGCTTTGACTTCAGCTTCCTGGCCCATCTCTTGGATGAGGCTGGATTCGTCGGGATCAAGCAGGTGCAGTGCGAGGACGGGAACGAGTTCGGGCTTGAGGCGAGGAAGCCGGGAGGTGTGGAGTGAAAACCTGTAAGACCTGTAAATTCTGGACTACGGAAGAGGGAAATAATTATCCCGTTAATGTCATGGTCCCGATTGACCCCGACACTTGGGAGCCCATGGAAATGCCATGGGAAGTTCGCCGATGCGAATGCCCCAGGATTCGTTTTTTTGAGCGTCCCGTCGAAAGAGATGAAGCCGCCGTAAAATTAAATAGCCTGTCGTGCTGTTGAGACGAGGGCATCTGCGCGGGCCGCCTGGCCTGCCGGGTGCCCTTTTATTTTGTGGAGGTGTGAGTGAAGACAAGATTCACGATTGACGCCTGGGGCGTCGCCGAACATGGCAAGTGGGAAGCCGTGGTCTGTTCCCTGGTGGACGCCATGCCCCACCTATGGCCAGCGGGCGTGGGTGTGCCGGGGTGTCATTTGTGCCGGGGGTGCGAGACTTTCGACATCCGAAAGGACGACCGGGAGGAGTTCCTACATCGCCGACCGGGGGCAATATGCCCGGAAGAATCATGCGAGGGGTGTTTTTTGGCATGTTTGCAAAACTATTAAGAGATCGCTGGAACGACCGGTATTTTACGGACCCGGAGCTGTTATGGGTTAGAGCAGATGAATTTTATGACACTCTCGCCCATTTGTCAAAAGAAGATGCGGAGAAATGGATCGAAGAAAAAGAAATTTATGTGAATTATTACTTATGGCCAGGGAACGGACAGACTCCCTCCATTGCCTTTGCGGAAGGAAAGGGCATTCTGCAAAAATTTCCAGAAATACGGAAATATATTTTTATGGATTCTTCTGGAAACGCTTCTCTTTTTGTTCCAAGAACCTTAAAAGCTTTCGAGAGTCCTCAATCAGCGGAGGATCTTGTGGTTTATTTTTTGAGTCGGCATCATTTTCACGGACCGAAAGGAGGAAAATGCAAAAGATGCCTACAAAACAAATAAGTCTTGACCTTTCCGACCTGGACCTGAAAGGAGCGCTTGACACCCTCTCCGGGCTGGAGGTGCTGATTCTGTATTCCCGCTTCGTCACCCGAATGACGCTGGAGGAGCTGTCCGGCCTGCTCTGCGCGGAACAGGACTGCGGTAATTACAACACTGAGAGCCGCGTCTGCCCGAAGCTATCAGACTTCCCCGGAATCACCCGGGAGAGGGTAAGGCAACAAGAGACTAAGGCGTTGCTGAAGCTGAAGCGATACCTCTGCGTCAAGAATGGGAACGTGGTCATGCCATATTTGATAAGCCGGAGAGAGCGTCTTTTCTGACCCGAAACCCGCATTTTACTGATTCCCGCAAACCCTTTCCAGAAGCCATTCTACGTTTTTAATGGTGCGTATTAGTAGGAGAACATATTTGAGAAAGGGCTTTTGACTTTGTGGAACTTGGGACATGAACGGGCCGGAGTCGTGGAAAAAGAGGCTGACCGAATCATTGAGCGCAACCGGAAAATAAGCCGCCTTGAAGCGGAGCGCATAGAGAGAGACCTACTGAAGAAGCAGGCGGAATTTGAATCTCGCAAGTGCGGGCGTAAACAGGCGGACGAATACTCCATCCTGAGCGACCGACAATACAGGCGCCGCCGGGAGCGGGAGGAGTTCATCGGCGAGGACATAGAGCGCCTCCCCTTCGTCGGACAGGGCGTAGACCCGGACTTCTGGGAGAGAGCGGTTGGGAGCATGAGAGCATGAAGCGCAAGGAAGAGAAGGCGGGCAAGCAAGAAAAGCCTCCTGCTATAAAAAAACCTTATCGCTGGCACTCCCTGGCCGAACTCAAAAGAGCAATAAGAGCAAGCGCCGGATTTGTTACTCAGGCGGCCAAGAAGGCGGGCATGAGCTACAAGGCTCTTTACGAGCGCATTCAAAAGAGCCCGGAATTGAAACTACTGCTTGAAGAAACGCTTGAGGAAAAATTAGACTTTGCAGAAGGGCACTTAATGCAGCTTGTAGGGACAGGCGAACTCGGGGCAATCTGCTTCTTCTTGAAAACAAAAGGCAAGAAGCGCGGATTCGTGGAGCGGGTGGAGCAGGAGCACAGCGGGAAGGACGGCGCGCCCCTGGCAATGGTTATTCAGGTGGTCAGCCCACGGGCGAAGGAGCTTGTGGAGAAGACTCTAAAAGGGGAGGGCCTTTGACAACGACTTCGATATTTGAGAAGAACGCAGAAGCCTTCCACGGCGGGAAGCGCCGGGCCTTCAACGAGGGCGGCACTTCGAGCAGCAAGACATTCAGCATCCTGCAATTTCTCATTCTTGTAGCCAGGGCCGCGAAAGTGGCGGCGCTCATCAGTGTAGTGGCCGAAACATTCCCCCACCTGAAGAGAGGCTGTCTCCGGGACTTCATGCAGATCATGGGGGACGCCTTCGACCGGGAGTGTTGGAATAAGACCGACAGCATCTACGACTTCGGCAGAGCGAAGATGGAGTTCTTCAGCGCGGATGATTCCTCGAAGCTCCGGGGAGCCAGGCGGGATGTGCTCTTCCTGAACGAGGCAAACAACATCAGCTTCGACAGCTACAGGGAGCTCGACATCAGGACGCGGCGCTTCGTGTTTCTGGACTGGAATCCCGTCGCTGAGTTTTGGGCTCACGAGCAGGGGCTTTTAAGCGCGCCGGAAAACGCCTATATTCACAGTACCTACCAGGATGCCCGCGAAGTCCTGCCGCCTGAAGTAGTAGCGAATATTGAGAGCAATCGCGACAAAGACCCGAACTGGTGGAGTATTTACGGGCTCGGGCTTGTGGGAAAAGTAGAGGGCCTCGTTTACCCCTACTTCGAGCAGGAAGACGCCCTCCCAACAGGCGGGAATGAGTTTTTCGGGCTTGATTTCGGTTATTCGACAGACCCGACGGCGCTTGTGAAGTGCGTCATCCGGGGCGAAGAACTGCACTGCCAGGAGCTAATTTACGAGAAGGGCCTGGGGAACGACGCCATAGCGCACCGGATGAGCGAGCTGGGCATCAGGAAGCACCATGACCTCATCATAGCCGATTCAGCGGAGCCGAAAAGCATAGACGAAATCAGGCGCTACGGCTTCAATATTCAGGGATGCAGCAAGGGGCCGGGCAGCGTGGAGCATGGAGAACAGAAGGTCCGGCAGTATAAGCAATTCTGGACGAAGGACAGCCTAAACGGAATTAAGGAACAGCGGAACTTTCGCTACATCCCAGACAAGGACGGAAAGTTGACGGATAAAACAAACCACACCTTCAGCCATTTGATGGACAGCAGACGTTATGCGTGTGCCTTCATGGCGAGGAGCGAAGGCGGGGACAGCTTCTCCTTCCAGGCAGTCGGCAAAATGAGAACCAGCATAGGGGGCAGGATATGAGCAACGGAAACGGCACAGCGGTTTCAATAAAGCCGCTCATCGGCAAGGAATTAACCTGCGGGATCTATGGCTCCGGCTATGTCCGACCCTACAACCCGGACAACATCAGCCTGAACACCTACATTGAAATGCTGAAGCATCCGCAGGTAAACTCCTGCCTCTGGCTCATCAAGCTCCCGATCATAGGGGTGAACTGGTCCCTGAAATGCGACAGCGAGGACATCCAGAAGGACATGACCGAGCGGTTTAAGGCAATCTGGATTCCGCTCATCCGCGATATGCTGACCGCCGTAGAGTTCGGTTGGAGCAACTTAGAGAAGCGGTGGGGTCTAGACGAAAAGAAGAAGGCCATCTATAAGCCCTTCTTGCCGCTTGACCCGCGATATTCCACAATTAGGATGAACGGCAACAGCTTTGACGGCATTGATTATAACAGCGTGCCCCTCCCGCCGGAGAAGGTCCTGCTGTTTGCGCCCGAACAGCGATTCGGTAACCTCTACGGCAGAAGCCGCCTCTGGGCCGCTGTTAAGCCTACGTGGGCCAGCTTGATGATTGAGCAATTTTTCAATCGCTACCTGGAGCAGTGTGGGAGCCCTCAGAAAGTGGTGAGGCATCCTCCGGGAACCTCGCAGACGGGCGTTGACACCCTGGGCGTGCCGACAATGACCGCCAATGCTACAATCGCGCAGAACATTGGCGACAGTCTGCAAAACCTCTCGACGTTAATCATGCCGTGCAACCCCATCATGGACGGCAAGGAAGTGGAGCAATGGGCAATTCACCTCCTCGGGCAGGAGGGCGGGAAAGACTATGCCGCCGGCTACATCTCCGCCCTTGACCGCCTGGACCAGCAGATTGCAAAGGGAATCTTTGTCCCTGACCTGCTCACGGGCAAATCCGCAGAGACAGGGAACAGGGCACAGAACGAGAGCTACCTGGATCAGTTTATGATGTTAGAGCAGGGCCTTCTTGACCTTGTTAAAGGCTGTATTGACGCCTATGTCCTCCCGCAGGTCGTGGAGTACAACTATGGGGCCAATGCGCCTCCTGTGACGTGGGATTATACGCCGCTCACTGATACCACAAAGGAAACTCTAAAGACCTTGATCGGCGACATGGTTCGAGGCGGAACACTTCGCCCGGACCCGATATGGATCGCAGAGCAGTTGGGGATGAAGCTGGATGAAACACCCCCGCCCGAGCCCGTAAAGCCAGACGTGCCGCCCGAGGTCACCCCGCCGGAGAAGAAGCCCGAGGAGAAGCCGCCTGAACCTCCCGCGCCCGCGAAGGCAGAGCGCAAAGGCTTCATCGCCTCCGTCCTGGATAAGTTCAAAAAAAAAAGCACCTCGTTTGAGACGCCGGGAATGAAATTTTGGCGCCCGCTCACCCCGGCAGAGGTAAAGAGCGGCATAGACTTCGAGGCGCTGCGTGACGACCTGGCCTCCTGGGAAGATCTACTCCTGAAGAAGTCGCAGAAGGGCCTTCGGGCTGAAGTGGCAGGCTACCTAAAGAAAGTGAAAGGCATCCTGAATAGCGACCTGCCTGAAGCGGAAAAGCTGACCGCCTTCAAGGCCGTGCCGATTGACGTGAAGCGGTATAGTGGAATCCTGGCCGGGCAGATTCGCGACATCTGGAATGAGGCGCGGGACGTATTCGCGCACGGCTACAAAACGAAGCCTGAGAAGTGGGGCAAGGATGTTGAAAAATACATCGCAGAGCAAAGCAAGCTCGTTGCCAACATCCAGGGGGCCGCAGTGCTGGCAGCAGTAGAGGACGCCGTGAGCGCGGGGCAGGCGGAAGTCGAAGCACTTGCGGAGGAGTACCTGGCCGGGCCGGACATGACTGCAGGGTGCTCGATCACGGTGACCGACAACGTGAACCTGGCCTTCCAGACGCAGGCGGAGCTTTCGGAAGAATTTAAGGGGGTAGAGCTTTCGGCACTGTTTGAAAACACCTGCGATTACTGTGCAGAGCTTGACGGGACACAGTTTGAGATTAACGACGCTGACGCGGAGCAATATAGGCCGCCGTTTCACTACAACTGCCGGTGTCTCTGGATCTACATCGGCAAAGACGAAGAGGGCGCGGGCTTCAACCCGGAGGGCGCTCCAGACGTGCCGGAGAGCATAGGTGACCAGCGAGGATTTAAGCCGGGTGAGCCGGTAGTCCCGAAGTGGCTACAAGAGCGAATAGACGCGAAGCAGGCCAGCGCGAGCGACGTGAACGCTTATAACCTGCTCTTGAAGTCAAGCGGGGGAAACATTGCGATAATGAGAGGTGTTAAATGAAACCATACCAGAGACGGAGCCAACTCCCGAAGGCCGTGAAAGATAGTCTGCCGGTTCACGCGCAGCATATCTATATGGACGCCTTCAACGCCGCGATGAGTATGAACCACGGCGAGGAAGAGGCGGCCCGGATAGCGTGGAGCGCGGTCGAGAAGAGCTACAAGCTCGATGGAGACACCGGGCGGTGGTCGCACCTGCATCAGCGGGCCGCAATGGAGCTTTTCTCCGCAGAAGGAGCCGTCCTTCAAGGCGCCGGGGCAAAGCTGTTCTGGAAGGAAGTCATTCCCACCGGACACTACGTCCACCCGGAGGACACTAAGGAAAACTTCGACGTGGATGAATCCCGGATGCAGGGCTGGCTTGACAATTTCAATGCAGGAAACCCGAACCTCGTGACCGTGCCTGTCGCCCGCGTCCCGGGAACGCCGAATCACACCAGCGATGCTCTTGCCAATGCGGGCTTTGTTTTGCGTGGCGACAATTCCGGGATGGAGATTCGCCCGAACGACAAAGGCGGCTCCTCTCTCTGGGCGCTTATGGAAATTACAGACCCGGAGATTATTCCCAAAGTCGGCACTACTATTCGAGGCTGTTCAATCCGCGTGGGACCTTACACTAACGCCGAGGGGAAGGACATGGGCGAGGCCATATTCCATATCTGTTTGACTAACACGCCCTACATCGAAAACACTGAGAATTTTATCGAAGCTGAAAAAGGCATTGCAAATATTGCCGTATTTGAAATAAAGGAGGACTTGGAAGTTACAGACGAAGGAGGTGAAAACAAATTGAAAGTTGACATCATAAAAGAGCTCGCAACTGCGATGGAGGCCGAAGGGGCCGACGTTGACGGCATATTCGCGACGTTCTGCGAACAGCAGAACCTTATCCCGAAGCCCGATGAAGCGCCGCCTGCGCCGGAAATACCGCTCTCACAGATCACCGCAGAGGCGAAGACCGCTGAGGCCGTAGAATTCGAGGCGCTTCCCGCGAGCGTGAAGGCGAAGCTGGTAGAGTTTGAGGCGCTAAAAAAGAAAGACGCCGACAACGCCGCCGCCACATTCATCGCCGAACATCGGGAGAAAATATCAGCGGCCTGCAAAGCTGAAGCCATGATACTCCTGACCGCTGGCAGCAAAACATCCGTGGAGTTTGAGGCGAATCAGACCGACCTGCGGAAAGTTTTTGAGTCCTACGTGGACAAGTCGCCCAAGTGCCTGGACTTCGAGAGCCACGCCGTGCCGGTGATGGAGAAGCCGCCTGTAGGAGACGGGATCACAGCAGAAATGGCCGTCGCAGAGGCTGACAGACTCATCACCACCTACGCCCCGAAATAATCCAAAAGGCAAATAGCCTGGAAGAGCCGCTTCAATAGCGGCTTTTTTATTTCCACTAAAAAAGGAGGAGAGTTAAATGTCCAATCAGCCTGGAATCACCTCTACCACTCAAACGGATAAAGCCTATCGCGTCGGCGCACACGGAATAGACATGCAGCAGCCCATCACGCTCTACAGCGCCGCCGGGGAAACCTTCGCGAAGGGAACCGTCCTGGGAAAGATTTCTGCAACCGGATACTACGCCTGCTATGTTGACGGCCACATTGACGGAACCGAGGTCGCTACGGGAATGCTGACTGAGGAGTTTGTCGTCGCCGCGACTGCCGCCGCAAACGCGGTTATGGATATTCACGGTCTATTTGATTCTTCGGAATGCACCGGCTACGATGCCGCCGCCGCCGTGGATCTCGCTGGAATGTGCAAATTCATCTAAGCCGATAAGGCTACAAAAAAGGCCGCTGAGATATGCGGCTTTTTAATTTCCTGAAATGAAAGGAGTGCAAAGCAAGTGAGTAACATTCTCGAATATCAAGTTCTCTCGGAACTTTTGAAAAAGTTCCCTCCTCCCCCGAGCTTCGAGGGAGCAAAGATTTTCCCCTCCCGCGACGTGGACGCAGACGGGGCAAAATGGGACATCCTGCAGAACGGGCGCGGGATAGGCGAACTCAAATCGCCTGATGCTCCCTCAAAAGCCTCCGCTCTTCTGGTGAAGGATCACAAGGTTTCCGGCTTCATGTCCTGCGGCTATAACAAGCAACTCGGGGCCAGAATCCTGGCGTGGAGTCGCGCTCTCGGAACGGAAGACACCCCCTATATGGAGCAGGCAATCACTCAGGAGACGGAAGACCTTAACCGCCTCATTGACTTCACCGCCGAGAAGTTCCGTTGGGAACTTCTCATGACTCACGCGATCACCGTGGCACAGACTGACGTAAAGTTCACCTACAGCGCGGGCGTCGCCGGGGCTCACAAGCCCACCGCAGCCCTTCTGTGGAGCGATCCTTCTACGGCTGACCCGCTGACTGACCTCAAGACATGGAAACTTCTCATTGAGCAGGATAGCGGCGAACCCGCGACCGACTTGTACATGAACGACACCGTGTTGAACTATTTCCTGAGCAACGGGATCATCCGCGATCTGCTGAAGGCTCAGTATGGTCGAGAATTGGTTGCCGGAGAAATACCTCCCAAGATCCTGAGCCTCGATCTGCATGTCTATAATGCGGGCTACGTCGCCTCCAGCGTCTTCTATCCCTATTGTACCAACACCCAGATTCTCATGCTCGCCAAGACTCCGGGATTCGCTGAGGAACAGAGAGGTTCAAACCTCGTTCCGGCAGGTGACTCCTTCCGCAAGGTCGTCGGCAAATACGCCTATTCCCACACTACGAAAGACCCGGTTAAATTGAATCTTGTGGCCGGGATGGAGTTCCTTCCGGTAATCAAAAAGGTCGAGAACATCGTCACCGCGACGATTGCATAGGAGGCTCTTATGCAAATTGAGATTCTCAAAAACGGGCTCACCTTAGCAGGAACAATCTACTTCGCCGGGGCTATTGTGGATTCAGAAAATCCACATCCCCGGCTCGTGGAGCTTGCGAATGGCGCATTCCTGGGCGGTGAAGTCGTGGCTCGCCTCGTGGCCACAGCTACGCCCGAAAAGCCTGCCCCTCCTGAGCCTATTCCCGAAACACCCGAGGCCGTTGCGCCTCAGAACAATTTCAAAGGAGGTCGAAAAAAGAGATGATAAAGAAACTCATTCTCATTCTTGCGCTTGTCGGCGTACTCTGCATGGCTGCGCTTCCCGCCAATGCCACTCCGGCCTATACGGCGGACCAGATTCTCCAGCAGGTGAGGGCCACGCAGGGCGTCGCTCCCACCACCTATGGACTGATTTTCATGGGGTGGGATGGCACCCTGGCCCGGAAATTTAAGACTGACTCCAGCGGAGAACTTCAGATTGACGTTCTGACCATGCCTGCCGTCACCGTAACGGGCGTCGCGACCGAAGCGACCCTGGCCGCTCTGTCTGCCAAAGTAACCGCCTGCAACACTGGAGCCGTGGTCGTTTCTTCGTCCGCGCTCCCTGCCGGGGCGGCTACCGAAGCAACTCTCTCAGCCATGAACGCGAAAGTGACGGCTTGCAACACCGGCGCGGTCGTTGTTTCCACTTCTGCTCTTCCTGCCGGAGCCGCGACCGAGGCTACCTTATCCTCTCTGAATGGGAAGGTTACTGCCTGCAATACCGGGGCTGTCGTCGTCGCAAGCGGGGGCATCACCGAGACAAACTCAGGAACCATTGCTGGTGATACGACCAGCATTGACACTAAAATTACGGCTTGTAACACGGGAGCGGTCGTAGTGGCCTCCGGCGCTATTACCGAAACCAATTCTGCCGCGTCAAATGCCAGCCTTACCAGTATTGATGGGAAAATAACGGCTTGCAACACCGGCGCAGTAACCGTCTCTGCCATGCCGTCCGTCACCATCAACGCCCTACCAAACAGCAATAACATAATAGGACGCACGGGCGGAGGCGATTCTGTAACTATTGATTCCGCTGTGGCAAGCGCGGGGAACTTCCTGGTCGCAGGGACCGGCACAAAGAAGCATCGCATTTTCAAAATATGGCTCCTGGCTGGCGCTTCCACAACCGTGACGCTCTCCGACTCTTGCGGAGTTTACAAAACCGACGCGAACGGAATCCTTGAGCTTGACTTCAACCCTGTTGGGGTGCTCCAGGGGACCGCAGACACCGCGATTACCTGCACGACCGGAGACGCTTCGGCGTTCTATGCAACCGTTATTTATAAGGACGAGTAAGGAGGGTTAAATGCCGACTTACACTATTTCCGGCTCAGTCCTTGACGCCTTGGGAACGGCCCTGGCCGGGGTTGCGGTTGTAACCTCGGTCGGGTCCGCCACCACTGACGCGCTGGGGGCCTTCTCTATCGCAGGCCACGCCGCCAGCACTTCGTACGCACTGACCCCGACGCTGGCGGGCTATACCTTCGCGCCCTCGACGCGCACGATTGCAGTTGCGTCGGCAAACGCGACCGGGCAGAACTTCATCGGCGCGACCAGTCAATACGGTACGGACGCGGGAGTAGAGAGCCTAAACAAGAATCGAAACTACTCCACCGGCGACGTGACCTACACTGATATGGCGCGATTCAGAACCGCCATTGAGGCAGAAATAACCGCGCGACTGACACAGGCCGGCTACAGCGTCCCGATTGCTACCACGGCGACTACGGCCCGCGCCATTGTCGGACAAATATCAGATTTCGGCGTTGCAGCAATGGCGGAAGACTCTCAGTTTATGGGAGACGTTGCGCCCGACCAGACTACACACGCGATGGTTCTCTGGAAACTATATCGCGAATGGCTTGACCGCTACACGGGCAAGGACGGGGAAGAGCCCACGGTATCGCTACCGGGGGCTACAGTTACCACGACGGCGCTGACGGACTATCCGAAAATCAGCCTGCCATACGCGCTGCAGGACGACGGTACCGCGCAAATATTTGCGCAGAACTTCGACATTCCAATTTCGATCTACCCGTAGGAGGCCTTCATGCCCGGCTATAAAGTCAGCTTTACAATGGTGGGGCAGAAGGAAATCTCTCGCACGTTTGCGACGCTTGGCGAGGCTGTGCGGAACCTGAAGCCTGCATGGGATGGCGTGGTGGATCAAGTCCTGATTCCGATGGCCAAGGAACAGTTTGACACCGAGGGTAAGCGAGTCGGAGGCTGGCAAGAACTTTCTCCCGTGAAGCGCTACCGTCTCAAGAGCCGCCCGGGCGAGTTAGTCACTTACGCAGAGTGGAAAGTGGCAAAAGGCTTCAGTAAGAGGATTCTACAAAAGACCGGCTTGATGAAAGAGAGCTTGGAGCGGAGCGGGCCGGGCAAGGGGATGGGCATCTTGCGGACTACGGATGACTACCTCGAATATGGCACGGAGGTGCCTTATTCGATTCATCACCAGATGGGCCACGGGCACCTGCCGCAACGCCGGATTCTAATTTTCTGGAAAGAGGACTGGCAGAAGACCATGCGCATTATCCGAAAGCATATCTGGAAAAACACCGGCGTATCAGCACAGCCCGGCTAAGGAGAGACATGAGCACCAAAACAACATTAACCGCGATGGTGGCGGCCATAAAGACGCTTGTAGAGAGTATTGCCGCCCTGCATGTCTACGACCATGAGCCCGCCGTTATTCCTAACTATCCAGCGGCCTGCGTCACGGTGGATTCGTTCAGCGTGAAGACGGCATCTTACCCTCAAGAGGATGTGAAGCCTCAAATTAAAATCATTATCTTTTATCGCAATCAGGGAACGGCAGAGGTGGACTGCCGGAACACGGCGGCCAGCATCATTGACCTGCTTCAGGCCGACGGGTACTTATCTGGCACAGCCCAGGACAGCGGCCTTGGAAGCGGCGGATTTACCGCAGACTGCGGAAGATACAACAAGGGAAATGAAACGCTACAAGCCGCCTTCGTGATCTTCACCCCCTCACAAAGACAATCAATTCCATAAGGAGGTGACAAAATTGAAAATCGAATATTTCCAGGGCCCGAATCCGGGTATCGTTCCTCGCCTCGGAAAAGACCCCACACCCCGAAATTATAATGGGATGGACCTCTCTCACTGGAATGTCGGCTTAGCAAGGACTTTGCCGGACAGCATCGCACATGCGTTCCTGGCAAACGGTAATTTCAGGGAAGTCGCGCCTCCCCCGAAAGCAAACCCGAAAGAGCCGGAGCCCTCTGCCGAAGAGAAGACCTCTTCGAAGAAGAAGCCCTGACAGAGGCTTCACAAGACACCAGAAAAAGCGCCTAAGTTGGCGCTTTTTTATTCTCGGAAAGGAAGTGATCGAAATTGTCAGCCAAATTGGGCTATAAAAGTCATCTGCAATTAGGGACAGAGCCCGCTTGGGGTACACCCGCCGCACCCACGCTGTCTCTCCCGTTTATCAATGAGTCTTTTAAGCCGTCGCGGGAGACGGTGGAATCCGCGTCAATTCGCGGCACAAGAGGCCAGAGCGACGGGACAGATGGAATCTACGATTGCGGAGGGTCTTTTTCTTTCGAGGTAGATCCCGACAATATTTGTTTCATTCTTAAACATGCGATGGGAGCACCTCAAACCACTTACGCCGGAGACGGGGCGTACGAGCACGTCTTCACGCTGAAAGACACGCTTCAATCCATGACCGGAGAAGTTGACCGTGACGGGTTTGTTTTCCAGGTTCTTGGGGCCATGATCGAATCCCTGCATTTTTCCGAAGACGGCAAGGGGATACTCAAATGTGAAGTAGGATGCGATGCGTGGAAAGACATGCCCTATAACTACAGCACAGCGGTTTATAGCACCGCGAAGCCGTTCAACTTCAAGGACGTTGGGATGGGGGCGTTAATCAACTCCACCCCTAATTATTACATCAAGGGCTTTGACTTGAGCCTTGCCAACAACAACAAAAAAGACTACAGGTCTTACGCCTCTGGAATTTTTCGAGGTGACATCCCTGTTGGCCGCGCGAAGATCAACGGGTCTCTTCCGATGAACTTTGAGACCGATGAGGAATTCATTCGGTTCTGGGGAGACGCAGGCGGCCCCATCAAAGACCCCGCCACGAATCAGTTACAGACTACGTTCCTCAGTAATCAGCAGATTGGCACCAGCCAATACTATAAGTCTATTATGTTCTACATGGGGAACGTCCGGTATGAGTCGGTTGACGCTGGAGTCAAGGGGCCGGAACCTCTTGACCAGACCATCCCCTACAGGGCTTTCGAGACGGCTGCAGGACTGGCCAACGACCTGCAGATTACGGTGGTTAACGGGATGGCCAGCTTCTAAGTAGGAGGAAAGATGCAAATTCGCATCTTTGGATTGTTCAGCTTAGGCTCAGGTTACGGAGAGATGGCTCGGGAGTTTTCTCGGGCCGTCTCTCTTGCCGGGCAAGATGTCTGCAACGTGGAAATGCAAATTCCCGGAGCAAGGACAATTCAATTCAGCCGAAAAATGGCCGACTTTTTGAATGAACATCAAGAGAAAAGAGAGCCACATATCAGTGTTTATTGCACCATCCCGGCCCACTTCCCGCGAATAATAAACGACGACTTAGACGCACAATATCGCATAGGCTTCACCATGTTCGAGGGCCGGGGGTGCGTTAACAAGAGTTATGTTTTTGGCTGCAACTTGATGGACGAAATATGGATTCCTACTGAATACAACGTCGGCACCTTTGTTAATTCCGGAGTCACTGTTCCGGCCCACGTAGTGCCGCTCGGGATAGACTGTGAGGAGTGGCATCCAGGGCCGTACAACTTTGCAAAAAAAGAATACAATTTTTTCTCTAATTTCTCTTGGGAGGGCCGCTATCGCAAGGGTTTTGATAAACTCCTTGCCGCCTATTTTTCCTCGTTCTCTGGACGCGACAAAGTGCGGCTCGTACTCAAAACGACCGGTGGAGGAACATACAGGAACGATATTCAGCGGCTTATAAATCTTGCTGTGAGAGCGGCGCGACTGAAAGACCCGCCCTGTATAGATATTTATACGGATTTTTATTCCTCAAAAGATTTGCTCCAATTTTACCACGACGCGGATTGCGTCGTTCTTCCCACTCGCGGGGAGGGTTGGTGTATGCCCGCTCTTGAGGCTATGGCCTGCGCTATTCCCGTCATCGTCACCGGCGAGGGCTCTCAGTTAGCTTTTTGTAATATCTCGAACTCGCTTCTGATTAAAAATATGGGATACGAAAATACCCCCGACAATGAGAAACAACTTTTCTCCGAAGTTAAGTGGGCGGAACCAGACCACTATCACCTCGCTTCACTGATGAGATGGTGCTACCAACATCCCCAAGAGGCCCGCAAGATAGGCTTCCAGGGCCTTCAAACTGCGAGAAGTTTTTCGTGGACGAACTCCGCGAAGGTTGCGATACAAAATTTAAACGAAAGGGACGTGCTAGAATGGCCAGCGAAGAAGCTCTGGATGCACTCATGAACGGAACCAAGCCGGGGGAATACGACGAAGCGCGGGCAAAAAGGGCGAGAAAGAAAAGGGCAGATGACTTCAAACCCGCCCCGCCCGAAGTCGTGCTCTCTGTGGCGGAGCAGTATCTCAAAAACAACCCAGAAGAAACAACAAAACTGTATCAAGTAACTCTGGCCGATGGTAGTATTTTTAATCTGCAAAAAATACTCCCGGGAATGCTGATGGGAACAAAGTTTTTCAGGATGGGAATTGATTTCAATAAGTCAAATGAACTTCCGTTAAGTCCCACTCCGGAGGAGATAAAACAGAGAGAGACAGACGCATTGGAGATGGTGGATTTAGCTATCTGTATTTCCTGCGTTTCCCCGCGTGTAGTGCAAACAGAGCCGCAGTCCGGAGAAGTACCTGTTTCGCGAATTCCGTGGTGGGATAAGAATATTTTGTGGAGTGAAATTTCTCGTAAGTTGGGATGGACCTTGGAGGTTAAAGAGAACGCCCGCCCTTTTTCGCAGACAGAGAAAGAGTAGGTGTAATTTACCTGACCGCAAAGGCTTTCGGGTGCAGGCCGTCTCAACTGATGAACGGCGACTACACTGATTTTAATTTTGACATCGCAGTATTCCTTCAGGGTCACAAGTGGGCCTGTGAGAACGGCCATGAGGGCCTAGTCTGTCCGATGATGGGAGGTGGCAAAAAGTAATGGCAGAAGAGCTTTTAATCAAGATACGCTCCGACGGGTCTGCGCAAGTTGTCGGGGACATGAACAAGATTAAGGGTGCCATTGGCGGGACAGGGGAAACCGCAAAGACTACTTCTTCGGCGCTATCCGGCATGATTGGCCCTCTCATTGGCATCGGCGTGGCATATAAGGCGCTTGACCTTTCCAAGCAGTTTGTCGCTGGAACTATTGCCGCCAACTCCTTTAAAGAATCCATGCTTGTGCAGTTGAAGGTGCTGACGAAGAGTCGGGAAATGGCCAAAGCTACCTATGAAGACCTGAAGAAATTTGCTGACGTGACGCCGTTCGAGACGAAGGACATTCTGACGGCAGGCAAGCTCTTAATGACCTTCGGCCTAAATTACAAAGCCTTCCTCCGCGATGCGGGCGACCTGTCAGCGGCTTTCTCTTCAAGCGCAGGCGAGATGAATCAGAACATTCTCATGGTTATTTCTGCAATGGGGAGAATCAAGGCCGGGCAGATGGGCGAGGCGATGGAGATTCTTCGCCGATTCGGCGTGGGAATTGCAGTCCTAAAAAAAGAAGGCTTGAAATTTGACAATGCCGGAAAATATCTAGGAGATGCGGAAACCTTCCTCCGGGCTCTGAAGTCCGTTATAAAATCCAATTACGGCGGCATGATGGAGGAGATGAACAAGACCTGGGAAGGCCAGATGAGCAACCTCCGGGCGCACATGCAGAATATTCTTCAAATGGTGGGCTCAGATTTCTTCGGCAAGTTAAAAACGGAGGGAATGGGGCTCGTAGATTGGCTTGACAAGATGAGGGATAACGGGAGCCTTCAGGCGTGGGCGAAAGAGGCAGGAACGGCCTTAACGAACGTCTATGAATCGGTTAAATTTATGACCGACATCATGGCCAAGGCTTACGAATTAAGCCAAAAACTTACAGGATATAGGGCTAAAAAAAGTGAAGCAGAAGTATCCGAGGGAACTTCGGCGATTGATCAAATTGCCGACCTAAAGAGGCGCAGAGATGAAACAAGAACCGGATATACTTCTGCAGGAATGGGGTCCGCGAGAGTCAGAACTGAATATATGGTTTTACCAGAAAAGACTCGCACCGAGCTCACGCGACAGATTGAGGAATTAAAAAAATACGCCGCAAAAGGCGAAACCCCTATTCCTGGCCTCGGACCTCTTAAAGATACTTTTGCGGACTCGCTCCTCCGGGCAAATAAGCGCATTGAGCAGGAACTCGGCGTTAAACCCATAATCACTTCCACCTCTGAATTAGTAACGAAGCACCTTGACCCTAAGCATTACGCTGAACTTGCTGCCGATGTCGCCAATTTGACTATTGAAAAGAGCCTTGGAGCGGCAAAGATATACGCAGAAGAAGGATTGGGCGTCAATAACGAATATTTGCGCAACTCAAAGTATAAAACAGGCGGTCATCTCCATGTTTATCAAGCTACTCAAAAAGAACTTGAACAGTCATCGAAGCAATTTGAGGAAGACAAAAACCTATTCACCGGAAAGGGCGGTGGAGGCGGCGGAGGTGGCAACGACCCTGCGAAGCTTCTTGCGAGTGCCAAGAAAGCCTTCGAGAAGCGTCTTTACGACCTCTACACGAAGCCGATGCTGTACGCGGAACTTTCGGCGAGTGAGCAGGAAAATATCCTTTCCTCTTTGACCGCCCCGGACGAAGAGTCACGGCAAAAAATCACCGACCTGATGAGCAAGATTTTCTCTTCGATGGTTCAGGACAAAATAACCTCCATCGAAGAGGCCATGAGGGCCGCTACTGAACCCATTGCCAAGCAGATGGAGGCCTTCGCTGAATATCGCGCTTCCCTTGTGACTAAATTCCAAGCTGTTCCCGGCCTGCCTGGATTCGAGGTTATACCGCAGGGGATAAGCGTGAAAGACGCGCAGTGGCAGCACGACCTTGAGCGAGTAATGACGGAGGGGAAGCCCTCTGGCCTGGGCGCTAAAATAAGTGAGTACGCCCCAGACGCAAGGGAATGGGAGAACGTTATCCCTCCCTCCGCTATCATCAAGATGCGGCTGGACTACGAAGAGTACCAGAAGACCCAGGCCCTCATGGTGACTGTGGGGCAAGAGACAAACCAGAAGCGGCTCCTAAATGAGATTGAGTTCTGGCAGAAGAAGCTCTCCCTTGTCGCGGCGGGCTCAAGTGCAGAGAGAGACGAAATAACAGGCAAAGTTCGCGACCTACAGCAGCAGCTCGAAGCCATGCGAAACCAGCTTCCCGACCTCGGGGAGGAGTTCTTCAAGTCTTGGAAAGACGGCACAGACAAGGCTACCGGTGTCCTTGATGCCTTCGGCAATGTCGCCGTGAATATGGCGCGAAACATTGCAACGCAGATTCAGCAGAGCATTTCCAACGCCATGATTCAGCCGTTCACGCAGAGCGTCGGGAATGCAGTCGGTGGAGCGATCGGAAGCATGTTCGGCGGCGGGGGAGCTACCGTCAGCCCGGAAACTACGTCTGTCGCAGATGCTGTTTCCAATACTGTTACAAGGAAGGGCATCACCTCAGAGGATAAGGACCTTGCGAAGTATCAGGCGACCGAGTACGTTAAGGCAGAGGAGAAGTCTTCCGGCGCATCCGTACAAACAAAGGCGATTCCCCTTTTAATGCCTGTAATCGGCACCGCTATAAACTATCTAATCGGCACACTTTTCCAAACTCAAAAAGCTACAATAACACAGGCTCCGACGGTCTCCGCACAGCCTTGGGAAACCAACGAGATGATGATGCTGGCTGTACCAGGAGGATTGTCGGGAGAGACGCTGACAGAAATCAGCCGGCTTAATACCAGGATTCAAGACCTCACCAACGGGATAAATAATAACCCGAACGCTTCTGCGGAATGGAAGCGGAGTCAAATAGAGGGGCCGGGCGGAATCAATGAGTTAACCGCCCAAGTGGCCAGTCTTAGAACTCAGTTTAGCGCTTCCTTTGACCTGCCGCGGTCGGCCTTCCAGCAATCTGGAGCAGGGATTGATTTAGCGGCAATAATCGCTCACACGCAAGAGGGGACGCAGGCGACTCAGAGTTGGTATCAGAATATCGCCGGGCAGGCTCAAACTATACTCTCAAATATTTTGGCCTCTGACGCCCCGCAGGCATGGATGCAATCGGCTATCGCGGCGGGGAGAACCATCACCCAAGAATTTTCCGCAAGATTCGACGTGGGAGATACCGAAGCGGCAGCAATGTGGACTGAGTTTCTGCAGCAATTTCAGGACGTTCTTTATCCCAACGGGCAAGGAACTATTGTTCTCTCCGTAACAAACCCGTTCACCGGGGAAGTTATTAAGGGCAATACATCGGGGGCAACAACTACAACGCCCTCGACGCCTACAACGGGCTCGTCTACAGTAGATGAAGTGTTGGGGAGTATAACCTCGGGCGGGACAGCTTCAACCGCCGCAGCCGAAGCCAAAGGATTTCTGAGCGTAGTAGATTCCGCAAACCTGGACGCCATTGCCATGCGGCTGAACAGTGATAACTGGTTCGACGTAAACCTGGTCAACATCGGCGAAGGCGCTATGGCGCAACTCGGGGCCATGTTTCAGGCGGGCGCGGGTGGCGCTGGAGGCGCTATCCCTACGGGCGCGGGCGGGGGCACAGGCGGAGCCGGGGAGATTCAAAACCAAGCCGGGGCAGGCATGGCGGCAGCACTCGCAGCGGCAGCAGCAGCGTCAGCAATCACGCCGGAGGGAAGCGTCAATCCTCTAACGGTAGGCGGCACAAACAATGGCGTTCCCGCCTCTTATACCGTTCCTGCAAATTTAACAGGTGCGTATAACGGTACCGCTTACATCGGAGGCGTCGAATCACAAAACGCGGCAAGCTCCGGCATGGCGGCGGCGCTCATAGCCGCAGGTATGGGGCCAGGTTCGCCGCTGTATGAGGCGTATAGGGCGCAGGGATTACCGGGCTTCGCGAAGGGCGCTAATTATATCCCACACGACATGCTGACAATGGTGCATCAAGGAGAGGCCATTGTCCCCGCCATGGGGGTGCAGGGCATTGAGGCGCTTTCTCGGGGCGGAGCATCGAGCGGCGGCGGGGCCTCTCATATTACCGTCAACATCACTGGCCCTATTCAGATTAATCCTAACTCGAAAGGCAGCCTGGACAGGGCCGTTATGAACGGCGTTCGCAACTACAGCGGAACACAGAATTTCTCCATGGCGTTGGGGGCACTTTGATTTACGTCAAACTATTTAACAAGGCGGGTGTGCAGCAGGCAAGCCTTGATACTATTTTATGCCAAGACGGACTATGGTGGCAGAGCCTGCGGAACGGCGGCTGTGGCTCCGCTTCGTTCCAGATATATTCCGTGTATGAGGCGAACGCAGAATTGTCAGCAGCCTACAATGTGGAATTTTGGGATGATGTCCCGACGCCCGACGTGTTGGTTTATAGCGGGAAAATAACAAAGCCCATCCGGACCATGGGCGAATACAACGACGAACGAAAGGAAATCACCTGCTTCGGGTGGGCTCAGGAACTTGATGAACAGCTTGTTTCGATAATCGCTAAAGGTGTGACGGTAAAACAGGCAATAGAGCTTCTCTTTGCTCAGTTCCCGCCGCCCAACGTGGTATTCAGCGCCGCCAATGTGGCCGCGATGGATAACGTGCTCTTGGGCGACGGTTACAGTGCAGACAATATTCCTCTATCGCAGGCGCTCACCGACCTCTGTAATATGCAGACGGACGGGACGAATCAGCCATATTGCTGGAGCGTCGGCGCAGATAAAGTATTCCATACAGCGGCCTTCCCGGCGGCTACAACGAAAGAATATAATCTTAATTCCTCTGTCGGCGTGGATGGAAAAGTTTCGGATAAAGGTGGACACAACGTCACCGAAAATTCTGAAGCGATGAGAAATCAAATCATCGCCATAGGCGGGAATAAAGCCAATGGGCAGCCCGTCAAGGCGATCGTCCAAGACCTCACGTCTATCAGCACTTACGGCACCCGATATGCCGCGACGAATGTCACCGGCACAGCCGATAACGGCGCCGGGCTCATCAGAATTACCTCTGTGGCTCACGGCTTGGACAGCAGCAACGTCGCGGAAATTGCTAACGTTGGTGGCACAGTGGAAGCAAACGGAGTCTGGCCCGTGGCGGCGATTGACGTAGACACCTTCGACCTCGTAGGAAGCACTTTTGTCAACGCCTGGACAAGCGGGGGAACCTGCGCCCGCGTCAGCACTATCCAGGGCACAATCACCAACACGCGAATTAAGGATCAGGCCGCGCTTGAGACGTGGGCTCTCGGGCAGCTTCAGCGGCTTGCATATCCGGTACTCACTGGAAGCGTCGAAGTTGCAGTGCCGGGAGACACCTCTCTCACCGGTCAGGATTATGTTCGTATATCGGGATTCACCGGATCGCCCGCGTATCACGACTATCATCCCGTTTCCGTATTGACGCGGATGGATGGATACAATAAAATTACCACCTCAATCCAACTCGCAAACTTTGCGCCGGACTTGCAAGATATTTTCCGGCAATCCGCTCTCAAGGCTGAGGCACTAGCGGGAGACACGGCGCCGAAGTTCCGCGTGCCGATGCAGGCAAGCGGCGTCGTGCTTAATGGCGGAGAGATTGGCTCTGTAACTGGAGGCGCTCCTGGATTCTACCAGGCCAATCCTCCGGGGGATACGGATGGATTTTTTTCCGACCAAACAATAAATTTCGCGCAGTCATGGACGATAGACTTTGCTCTGGGAATCAGAGCGGGTACTTACCACGCGGGCGGCGGCGGATATTACCTTTCCAATTCCAAGCTCAAAATTGGACTCACAGAATACGCCTCTCCGGATACAGTCCTGGTGGGCGCAAGCATAAGCGATCCCGTCGCGGGTTGGCTCTCTGTAGATCCTGCGGATATATTATCGGTCGGCGACGAAAAAAGAGTTCGCGTCGGCTTTGATTATGTGACTAAAAAACTCTACATCGCCTTTGACGGCGTAGAAAAAGCGAGTGCAATTCAGGGCGCGGGCTCATCAGCGGCGGGGGATTACACGCTGAACTTCGGCAATGGAGGAGCAGACCCGTTGCGTGACTGGATTGGCGATTTCAAAATAGAAATGGCGTACCGAACCGCAGCCGAAATAATGAACCCGTCTATATTTTTTAAGTGTGCAGAGGGCGCAGGAATAAAAATATATGATATGTACGGAAATTACACCGCCACCTTGACCTCGGGAACGGCGGCATCTATCACCTGGCGGGCTGGCCTGTTGAAGCAAGCGCTGACAGCGGCCACCATAAAGACAATCACCGGGGCGAAGGTGGATATAGTGGGCTCCGATTTGACGCTTACCGACAACCGGATGAACTTTGTTTTTGCAGGCAGCGATGGGGCTTGGCACGCTGACACTACGAACACCTACCTGGACACGGACGCGAACGCGATACTGTGCTACAAGGTTATTGTGGTCAACGGCGCAGTAAAGGGCACCGATGACATGCGGCCTATGGGCGCGGGGATAGGGACGAAGGCGTATGATCTGGTGCAATTGGAATCCGATGATACGCTTCCAGTATTAGACGGAAGCCTGTTGACAAATCTGCCTGGGGTGCACACGCAAAACACGGACACCGGAACAACGGAGCAGACATATCAGCTACAAAGCGGTTCCTCCGGCGTAAGAATAAAAAATAATGCAGGTGTGCTGGAGGCCCGAAACGCCGCAGACGGAGCCTATGCTGTCGCGAAGGTCAAAGACCTCGTCGCAGATGGAGTAATGGAGCTCCTTGAATCAAGCACGACGCCCGGCACTGTTGCGAGCTACGGCCAGGTATATTCTTTCAGCGGCGCGGGCGACATTGATTCTTATTGCAAAACATCGCCGCATTTAATTTCAGACCTAATAGATTCGGCGCTTTCCCCGCACGCTTATACAGCGCGGGGCGGAGCCGCTATAAATTCAGGTAGTCTTCTTTTGAACGGAAGCACTGACTGGATAGACACTCCGGATTCTGATGATTGGTTTCTTAGCACTGGTCCTTTCACCATCGGAGGATTGGGCTGGCTTGACGCACTCCCGGCGAACGGTGTGATGATGGGGTTGTGCGGGCAAAGCGACGGAGTGATTACGTCGTATTATTTTGGCGTTTACAATAATGCGGGGACTTATCAGTTAGAATTTGGAATTTATGAATCTGGCCAAACTCTAATGATAAGAAAAGATATCCCAGGCACTCCGTCTTTGGGGCAACTTTATCACTTGGAAGTAACTAAAGACGGAAGCAATGATTATCGGCTATTTTGGGAAGGGACACAGTGCGGAACTACGGTCAATGACTCAAATGATATCCCGAATATTGCCGGAGTTTTTTGCATAGGATGCGCGGGTATCGGATGGTCGTATTGGCAGGGACGGATCAAGGAATTTTATTTCGATAAGGGTATAGCTCGGCACACCGCTAACTTCACGGCTCCTCCGGCGGCGCGCACCGTTGCGCTTAGGGATTTGTTTTTCATTGACGGCGCTGGGGTCATGCGCCGAACGGCATGGAAAACAAGTAACTTGGATGTTTTTTTTAATGAAGGAAATGTAGGCATCGGCACCACAACACCGACAAGCGCGCTTCAGGTCGTAGGGATCCCGATATACGCCAACAACGCCGCAGCTCTGGCGGGAGGGCTTACGGCCGGCGCATTTTATCGAACGAATGCAGATCCGGATTTTGTAGCAGTTGTGCATTAAGGTTCGCGGAACAGCAGTGACAGAAAGGGGTGAGGTATGCCGCCAGAAGAAGAAAAAAGAGTCGCAACGGAATTGGCCGTGCTGGCCAACGAGGTGAAAAACCTCTCTGAGAATATGGGCAAACGGCTGATGAACGTGGAAAAGGAAGTCTATAATTTCAGGGGCATCCTCGACGACCAGAAGGGCTTTAACGCGCTTTTCCAAGAGAAGCTTGAGCAGGAAAAAACCGCCCGCAAAGAAGCCGCCGACCGCGACGAAAAGACTTCAGGCCGCCGGTGGGCTATTGGACTGGCGACTTATTCCAGCCTGTTTGCGGCATTCCTGTTCGCTCTCTGGGGGCTAATTGAAGCCGTAGTAAAACATCTTTGTAAAGTGTAGGAGAGAGCTATGAAAAAATATTATCTACAGCCAATCGGAGGCGGGTTTTACTTGATGGACCCGGCCGCGAAAAGTTTCATCCTCGCACGCGCTGAAGCTGAGGCGGCAGGAATCAAGATTGTGGTCAACTCCGCAGACCGCACGCGCAAAGAACAGGAAAAGCTCGTTGAAAAATATGGGCTCTGGGATGCGGTCACGAATCCAACGGGGGCGGCGGCGCCTGGAACCTCGAACCATGAGCGAGGCAAGGCTATTGATATTTCGGTGCTCTCCGGGGACAAGAAAAAGTTTGAGCAGATTATGAATCGGCACGGATTCCGACGCACGGTCCCGGGTGAGGCATGGCACTGGGATTATACCTACGTTCCGAAAGGAGGCGTGACATGAGCGATAAAATCAGATGCCCGGCTGACAAATGCGGGACCTACCTCATGCGTGACGCAAAAGGATTATACTGCCCGAAATGCGGCTGGCTGATGCCCTCAAAAGCAACGTCTGCGCCGGAGCATGGCCAAAAACGCACGACAGGCGAACCGGCGAAGGATTACCCCCAAAGGGCCTCACAAGGCCCTCAATTTTAAAACGAAAGGAAGAGAATTATGAGCATCGGAGGAATCGGACAAACCCCGCCCTACACAATTCCGGAGAAATGCACGCATGGCACAGACTGCCCCAAGGATGCCAGAAACATGCCCGGTCATCGCCACCGCGACAAAGACGGCACGCTGAGGGCGAAGTCAGGCGCGACGCACCTCGACACGCTGGAAGCATCACGCGGTGAGTTCAGCGAGCTTCCATCAGACACGCACCTCAAGCAACTCCGGGCCCTGACTGGCAAACGAGGAATAAATGCCGTGGTAGCCCAACTGAGGGAGGAGGAAGGCCGTGGCTAAAATCAGCATAAGCATCCCGTTCAGTATCGGGCAGGACGAAGCACTTCGCCGCGTGAAGACCCTGCTCCCGGAAATCAAGGCGGAGCACGAAAAAGACTTGACTGACTTTGCGGAGGAGTGGGACGGGAACGGCTGCAAGTTCTCCTTCCGGGGGAGGGGAGTTAAAATCTCCGGAGCTATTTTTGTCAGCGCGTTTTCGGTGGACTTAGCCGCGACAGTGCCCTTCCCGGCGTCTATGTTCGCGGGAAAAATTGACGCGGCGATTCGGGAACGGGCGACGAAACTTTTAACATAAGGAGGTGAACGAATTGAACGATGAAATTCTCTCTCTGATATGGGGGGCGACTACCAGTATCGCGCTTTCGGTCGGGAAGGCGCTGAAACTTCCGCCGGCGCTGGTGCCCGTTCTCAATGTAGTATTCGCCGGGGGCGGCTACATGGGCTACCTGATTTTTCGCGAAGGCAAAACCATCGAGCAGGCGTGGCCCCTAGCTCTCGCCGCTGTCGGTTCTGGGGTGCTGATGTATAAAGGGGTTTCACAACCAATTTACAAGGAAATCAAAACAAAGAAAGAAGGCGAATCAAATGTCTAACTGTCCTTCATGTAATGAGCCGGAATTTCCCGGCGGGTTGTATTTTGAGAAGGAAATCTCGCTTCTCATTCCTCAGATTAAGATTCAGGTCGAAAAGCTCTTTCAGTTCTGGTTTATTGGGCGCTGGACTATTCCGGTGGACATAGACATTGAGACGCCGGAAATCGGAGTTAAGGCAACCGGGAAGGCCTGCGGAAAGTGCAAGTTTCTCGCCGTTCAGGACATCAGGTTCGCGACGCCGTTCCCGGTGAAGTCTGTCAGCGTGGCTAAAAAGAAGTGAGCGAGTCAACGAAGCCTGGCGAAGTCCCGGACACCCAGGCGGAGCTCGCCGAAATCCATGAGCGGCAGAAGGCGCGGGGGAAGGATGAGCCCGTCAAGATGCCTCCCCCGCGCTGGGAGACCACCATGGGCGACCAGGTGGTTGAGGCGGGAATACTGCCGCAGAAAGAAGAGAGCCCGGAGTAAAATCCGGGCCTCTTTTTTGCTTTTAGAGCGCCTGCGCTCAGGCCTTCATGGTGCTTTTTTGCCGTCCTTCCAGGTCTGCCGGATTACGGCGGCCACGCTGACGCCCTCGGCCTCCGCTCTCTCGCGGATCTGTGCCAGCATCGCCACCGGCACCGTGATGGTGAGCACCTCCCCTTTAGGGCGCTCGCCCCGCTGCCCCCGGCACGCGGAGCATTGGCAATCTGGTTTGTGATTTTTAGGCATGATGTCCCTCCTGGATCCTAGAGCCCTCCAGCTCCAGGAGCCCAAAGTCGAAGCCTTTTTCTGTTCTGACTAGCAGGCCAGCATCCCCCTCGACGACCTCACAGCCGTCGGGGATTATAAAGGTGACGGGTTCATCAAAACCTTTCTCCCGGTCGGTCTGGAGCCCAAAAGGCTCCAGACTGTAGCAATCGCCGCCAAAGTCGTGAGTGTTGGCGGCGAATTGGCTCGTCGTCCTAACAATCCTGTATCCGTTGATTTTCCTCATTTCCATTCCCTCCTTCTCTTTATCCTAGGGTTTTTAGCAAGTTTTCCAAAATATTTTCTTTCCCGCATAAAATAAGGCTTTTTCGCGCTTTGTCGAAGTTGGCGGGCGGGCGAAGGGCGGCCCGATCGGGCGCTTGACGGCGGGGGGAGATCCATGGTATAATGTGCAGTATATAATGAAGGAGGCGAAAACGTGAAACAGCAAACGACCCGAATCTGGCTGGCGACGCTCAGAAAACTTCAGGCGATCCGCAAGGTCACCGAGGATTCTCAGGTGAGAATTATTGACCGGCTGGTGAACAAGGAATGGGAGAAAGTAAAACGGCTAACGAGAAAGGAAAACGAAGTTGGAATTTCATAAATTAAGCGAGATTTTCCCGCTATTGACCGGCCCGGAAGCCGAGTCTCTTGCCGCCGACATCGCCGCAAACGGCCTACAAGAGCCCATCTGGACGTTCCAGGGACGGATCGTGGACGGCCGCAACCGCTTCGCCGCCTGCATCACCGCCGGGGTTGAACCCGTCTATCGGGAGTGGCCGGGGCAGGAGGAGGGCCTGCTTGCGTTCATCCTGTCGGAGAATTTGCACAGGCGACATTTAAACGAGTCACAGAGGGCGATGGTAGTAGATAAAATAAATTCCTTAGTTGAGAGAGACAAATCAGAAATAGCCCGCGTGGCGGCGGCAGAGCGATGGGCGCAAGATCGAGAAATCAAAGAAATCTCCGAAGATAAAAGCTTTTCTTACGATCAAAGATACGAACGGATCGCATCACTAAAGGAGAATTGGAACAGAGAATACAGAAAAAATACTCACAGAGAAGCAAGACAAATTTATATTGCCGCAAGTGAAAACAAGATAAAAGTCGGCGTTTCCTCCGATCCAGAGGGGCGTATGGTTCTCCTTCGGTGTGCGAATCCTGGAATAAATATTATTAAAACCTACATCGGGGGATTCAATGAAGAAAAAAGGATCCATGAGGCATTAAAAGATTATCATTTAGATAGAGAATGGTTTTCTTATTCTGAAGAAGTTATGGAAATTATAGACGACATTATGCGAACGGCAAATTTGCCACCCGCATCTTATTCCAATACCTTGCCAAAGATTTTCAATGTATCTGACAGGACTATTAGGGATGCCCGATTAGTGAGACAGACGGGAACTTCGCGGCTTATTGCTCAGGTGGAGCAAGGAAACGCTTCCGTCTGCGTAGCCAAGAAGATTACGGGCCAGCCCGAGGCCGTGCAGGAAAAAGCCTGCGAGTTGATCGACCAGGGAGAGAAGCCGATGAACGCCCTCCGGCTTGCGAAGCGGGAACACATGAACGAAAACCCCGTCATCCCGGAAGGTAAATTTAGGATCTTCTACGCGGATCCCCCTTGGAAATACAATGATTCCGGCGTTATCGGAAACGATGAATACGCCCGCGCAGAGAGTCATTATCCCTGCATGAGCATTGAAACTCTGTGCGAGATGGGGGATCGGATCAAGGAGATATCAGAAGAAAACGCAGTCCTTTTTCTTTGGGTAACTTCGCCCCTACTGGAAGAATGTTTCCCGGTGATCAAGGCGTGGGGCTTCAAGTATAAGGCTTCGTTTGTATGGGATAAGATCGGAGCGAATATGGGCCACTACAACAGCCCCCGCCATGAATTTCTCCTTGTCTGCACAAAGGGAAGTTGTACCCCGGACGTTGACACTAAGTTGGACAGCGTGCAGAGCATACAAAGAACCGGAAGACACTCTGAGAAGCCGGAAGAGTTTCGCAAAATCATTGAGACGCTTTACACGCACGGGAACAAGATCGAGTTATTTGCCCGCAAAAAGTCTCCTGAATGGAATAGCTGGGGGAACGAGGCATGATCGACGCGCAAAAGGCAGAAAAATCATATAGCGGCCCGATGATGCAGGCCGGCATGAGGAACGAAGAGATCCTTCTTAATTGGCTTAAAAAGACGGCGCGAAGCATCCTTGACTTCAGGGAATTTCGGCTCTCTCAAAAGATCGACGTGGATTTCGGGATCGAAACTATTGACGGAAATTATGTCCTCGCTGAAATCAAAAGCGACAAGTGGATCAAGGAAGAGGGGAACCTCTGTTTCGAGGTCCACCGGATCAACCACTTTGCAAAAGATCATTGGTTCTACCTTGGATGGGGATGGCGTTCCCCGGCGCAAAAATTGATTATAAGAAATCCCGAGACGGGGGAAACTTTCGTCTTTGACTTTTCAGAACTGAGGACAGAGATTGGAAGATACGTTTCAAGGCTTGGGAAGAACCTCAGAATCGCCATAGTTCCTACCGACAAGCAGAAGACAACCTTCAACTGGCTTATTCCTATGAGAGAACTGAAGGGAAAATTCAAAAAGTTCCTTGTCCATGCGGCGTAAAAATACTTCCCGAAATCGCTTGACAAGGAATCTTGATTATGCTATGATTCTTCAAGGAGGTGATTTATGACCATCGGGGAGAAAATCAAGAGCCTGCGGGAAAAGACAGGGGAGACGGCGACGCAGGCGGGGGCCGCTTGCGGGGTGTCCTCGGCCATGATCTACAACTGGGAGTCCGGGGCCAACAAGCCCGGGGCCGACAGCATCCGGGCCATCGCGGCGCACTACGGGATCACGGCAGACGAACTGCTGGGAGAGGCGGAGGTGACGTAATGGACGTATGGACGTGGGCCGCGGTGGGCTTCGGCCTTCTGACTTTGGCCCTGGCGCAGAGGGCGGAAATGCGAAGCGGCCTGCTGTAACGGGCCGCAAAAGGTTCGGCCCACCAGACGGATCCGGCGGGCCAAGGATAGACTCCAGACAAGGCTATTCTACCACAGGTGAGGATCCGAATCAAGAGCGGAGGAAAAAAAGATGGAACTTCTCAAGCTACGCCTGGGAAATTTCAAGGGGGTGAAAAGTTTCGCCCTCGATATCCAAGGGAAAGACGCCGACGTATTCGGCGACATGGGCACCGGAAAAACTACTATCTACGACGCAATGACCTGGCTACTCTACGATAAGGATTCGATAGGAGCCGCAGAATTCTCGCTTAAGACCCTCACTCCAGATAGCGAACCAATCCATGGTCTCGACCACGAGGTAGAGGGAGTCTTCCAGGTCGAAGGCCGGGAGCTGACCCTGAAAAAGGTTTACGCCGAGAAGTGGACCAAAAAGCGCGGTAGCGCGAATGCTGTCTTTACGGGCCACACCACGGAATATTTCATTGACGACGTACCAACTACTAAGGGAAAATACGATGCCCGGATCACTGAAATAGCCGATGAGCAAACTTTTCGACTACTCACGGACCCGGAATATTTCTCCAAGAAACTCCCCTGGCGGGAACGCCGGCGGCTCCTCTTGGAGGTCTGCGGCATAGTTATGACAGACGCCGACGTGATCGCGTCGGATTCTAAACTCGCACGCCTGCCGGAAATCCTTAATGGCCGGAAGCAGGATGATTACAAAAAGATTATCGCTACCCGCCGCACCAAAATTAACGAGGAAGTGGAAAAAATCCCGGTCCGCATCGACGAGGTGGAGAAAGGCTTGCCGGACACTGCCGGGCTGGATGAAACCTCCCTGAAAGCCAAGATTGAGCGGCTGGGGACAAAAAAGAAAGCCAAGGAGGAGGAAGCCGCCCGGATCAAAGCCGGCGGCGAGACGGCTGAGAAGGCCAAGCGCCTGAGCGAGATTGAGACCGAACTACTCTCTATAGAGCGGAAGGCCCACGAGGCGGCCGACCAGCTCAATCGGGCGGCGAAAGCTGAGGCACTGGCGATTGTTGACCAGATCGATATCGTTGACCAACAGATCCGAAGCAAGCGCCGGGAGATTGAGAACCTTGCGGGTGAACTCACCCGGAAAGAAGCGCACCTGATTGACCTGCGCTCGGAGTGGCACAAGGTCAATGACCAGGCCTTCGAATTCAAGCAGGATGAAACCTGCCCCACCTGTGGCCAGGCGTTGCCAGCGGAGCGCCTCCAGGAAGCCCGGGAGAAGGCCCTGGCCGCATTCAACATGACCAAGGCGAATCGGCTCTCTTCTATTTCAGAGGAGGGGACCACAGGGAAGGCCGCTGTGGAAAAACTGAATACAGAGATCGAGCGGCTCACAAAGGAACTCGCTCCGCTGGAGGGCCAAAAGGAAAAGCTGAAGGCAATCCCGGCCCCGACTCCCTCGAACGCCCCTGATATTTCAAACGATCCGGTTTATCGCGGCCTGGAGTTCGAGGAAGAAGTCTTGCAGGCTGAGATCGAAAGCCTTCGGAATAGTAACGCTCCGGCCCTGGCGCTGGCCTCCGGGGAAATCACGGTGCTGGGCGAGGCAATCAAGGCCGCCCAGGATGACCTCGGAAAGCTGGAGCAGCGCGATCGCGGTCAGGTGCGGATCGAAGAGCTCAAGGACGAGGAGCGGATGCTGGCCGCAGAATACGAGCGGCTCGAAGGCGAATTATTTTTAATCGATCTATTCATCAAGACGAAGGTAACACTACTAGAAAACAAGATCAACAGTCGATTCAAATCGGCGCGGTTCAAGATGTTCGATGCGCAGATTAACGGCGGACTAGAGGAGTGTTGTGAGGTCCTCTGCGGCGGCGTACCCTACTCCAGCGGGCTGAATACTGGCGCGAGAAAAAATGTGGGCCTGGAAATCCTCAATGCTCTGTCGGAATATCTCGACTTTGTGGCACCTATTTTTATCGATGACGCCAATCTCATCACGCGATTCACCTCAACGCGGGCTCAAACGATCCGCCTGGTGGTCAGCGAACCCGACAAAGTGCTCCGGGTGGAGTGTAAATCAAAATCTAAAAAGGAGGCTGTATTAGCATGACCGAGACAGCATTGGTTAAAAAAGAGATAGTTGACGGAGTGGCGGCAAGGGTCGGCCAATTCGTACAGAACAATGAGCTGAATCTCCCGACGGACTACAGCTCAGGGAATGCTCTAAAGAGCGCTTGGCTCATGCTGCAAAATACCAAGGATAGCAACGACAAGCTCGTCTTGGATTCCTGCACTAAAGTGAGCATCGCAAATTCCCTTCTGGATATGGTGGTCCAGGGCTTGAACCCGGCCAAGAAGCAATGTTACTTCATTGCTTACGGCACCACGCTGGTGTGCCAGCGTTCGTATTTCGGCACCATGGCCGTGGTCAAAATGGTAGACCCTACCATTTTGGAAATAATCACGGAGATTGTCTACGAAGGAGATGTCTTCAAATACCTGATAAATCGGGGTAAAAAAGAAGTCACGAAACACGAGCAGGCCCTCGAAAACGTGGATAAGATGAAAGTCAAAGCGGCCTACTGTATCATCATCGACCAGGACGACAAAGTCCGCAAAACCGAAGTAATGAGCTTCGACGAAATCAAACAGTCATGGAAGCAATCCAAAGCACATCCCGTCAATGACAATGGAGGCCTCAAAACCGGAACACCTCACGAAAAATTTACCGCCGAATTTTGCAAAAGGACGATTATAAACCGCGCCTGCAAAGGAATCGTAAATTCTTCCAGCGACAATCAACTGCTCTTGAAGAGCTTCAACCGGGCCGGAGAGGTCGCCGACGAAATCGGGCTGGAGGAAACCATATCTGAGGATGGCAACGGCGATATTATCGACGTGACGCCAACCCCGGGAGCGGCTCCAGCTCTTCCTCCCGGAAAGACCGACCAGGCCCCTCCGGAGGCCCCAAAAGATGAAGCCCGGGAAGCGGCCTTGGCGGCCGTGGAGGCCGTCAAGGGGAAGATCGGCCTTCCGCAGGCGGAACTCCTGGCGGCAATTAAAGAGAAGAACCCGACGGCCGAATGCCTGGGGGACCTCGACGAGGGAGAACTATGGGCGCTGGCCGGACACCTGCATGTAATCGGCGAACAACAGGCCGCAAAAAAAGGCGGGCCGAGCTTCTGATGAGAAAACGATTGCACATTGAGTCGGGGGCGAGATTTGGAAGGCTCGCGGTCATTCTGGAGGTCGAACAACGCAGCCAGAAGCGATTTTTTCTATGCAAATGTGATTGTGGAACACAAAAGAAGATCGCGCTTTCAGGACTTCGTCATGGAAACACGAGAAGTTGTGGATGCCTTCAGAAGGAAGTCGTGATTGCCCGTTGTGTCAAACACGGACAAAGTCGCACGGTGCTATATCGCAGATGGGGCCACATGGTAGGTAGATGTTATAACCAAAAAGATAAGCGATACGCACAATATGGCGGAAGAGGCATAACCGTTTGCGATCAATGGAGAGATTTCTCTAACTTCCATGCTTGGGCTTTAGACAACGGTTACGACGTGAAATTAACGCTTGACAGGAAAAATGTAAACGGGAATTATGAGCCTGAAAATTGCCGTTGGACAACGTGGAAATTTCAACAAAACAACCGCACCAACAACCATTTTATCGAGTATCTGGGCGTCAGAAAGACCTGTCAGGAGTGGTCAGAAGAAACCGGAGTGAGGGAAAGCACTATACGCTGGCGTTTAGCGCACGGACGGACAATTGAGAAAGCGTTATTCCCGCCAGAAAGGCTTGCTCATGTTGGACATTAAGGTATTAGCTAGTGGCAGCAAAGGCAATTGCTACACCGTCAACGACGGCCGGTCGACCCTGGCTATTGAGTGTGGATTGCCGTTCAAGCAAATTCAGCAGTTAATGGGGTTTCGGACGTCTGAGCTTTCCGGGCTGGTTCTCTCGCATGAGCACCTTGACCACGCCAAATCCGCCAACGACATCGCCAAAGCCGGCATTGATATTTATGCCTCTGCCGGCACCTTCGAGGCCCTGGGACTCACCGGCCACCGGCTGCACGTAGTCCGGGCCCTGGAGCAGTTCACGCTCGGGACTTGGGCGGTACTGCCATTCGACACGGTACATGATGCAAAAGAGCCGCTCGGATTTCTGTTGGCCAGCCAGACGGGAGAGAAGCTGCTGTACCTGACCGATACGGCCTACTGTCGCTATCGGTTTGAGGGGCTGACTCACCTGATGGTCGAGTGCAATTACGCCAAAGACCTCATCCAGAGCAACGTCGAGAGCGGCGCCGTTCCAGCGGAGATGAAGAGTCGGATCGTCCGCTCGCACTTCAGCCTGGAGAATGTTAAGGGATTCCTGAGAGCCAACGACCTGAGCCAGGTACAGGAAATTCATCTGATTCATTGCTCCGACGCCAACAGTGATGCGGAACGCTTCAAGCGAGAAATTCAAGAGCTAACAGGGAAGCCGGTTTGTATCGCCGGTTAAGAAAAAAATAAAGCTTTCCGGGGGCGGTAGTAGGACTTTCCCTCCGCCACCGCCCCCGGAACAAAGCGAGGTGCAGAAAATATGGACAGTTATAAGGCCGAGAGCATAGCTTTCCCGCTGGAACGAATTATTGAGGTGCGAAACCAAGCGGAATTTAACGCGGCGGCAAAAGGAAATCCGGACTGGATCAGGGTGTTAGAAGGATTCGTGGAGGCCAGGGGCTCGGCTCACGTGGTGGCCTGGGGCTCGGCTCACGTGGAGGCCTGGGACTCGGCTCACGTGGTGGCCTGGGGCTCGGCTCACGTGGAGGCCTGGGGAAACACCTCTACTTTTCTTAATTCTGGTACCGCGGAAATCCATAATGGAGTCGTTATTGCGGCATCTAGAAAGGGAATAAAACTCCATCCTCTTGCTGTTTTCAAAAAACTGCATGTTTCAGAAAACTTCCTGCATGATATCAAGGTTTCGCGCAAAAAAACAGATGTTGTGTTATTTAAGAAAGTTTCCCATGAATACAAAACCCAAGAAAATACCAAAAATGAAACCCTCTGGATTGTTGGCTCGGCAGTGGAGCACCAAAACTGGAACCCCGCTCAAAGCGAGTGCGGAGAAGGAAAATTCCATGCTTGCGCCCGCCCATATTTTTGCGACGATTTTCGCTCAGAGCCAGGAGATCGCTACGTCGCCATTCAGGTCGCGGTCGCCGATCTCTATGAGTGGAAAAATCCACAATATCCGCACAAGATCGCCTTTCGAAAAGGAAAGGTGCTCTACGAGTGCGATTGGATGGGCGAGAAATTGGCCGGCGGGGGTGCGAGGTGAAGGCACAAATCCTCTCCATCCTCCAGGCCCACCAGGGCCAGGCAAACGCCGTGACGGCGCGGGAGCTGGCGGACCTGCTCGGGGCCAAGGATGCCCGTAAGGTTCGGCGTGTCATTCACGACCTGCGACTGGAGGGCGTGCCGATAGCGTCCTCGCCGACGGGGAAGCCGGGATATTTCATCCCCACCGACCGAGACGAAGCGGAGCACTGCCTCGCTATTTTATGGCACCAGGTTAAAGAATTATCAGCTATTGCCCGGCCACTTTCGCAGGCGTTCAGGTTGCACTTTCCGGAGGTGCCGGTGCAGATGGACTTTCTGAAGGAGGCCGCATGAAAAAGATAAAAATTGAAATCGTTTCTTGGTTCAACGGCAAGGTGCTTTTCGAGTATGAGAGCGCCGATAACACCATTAAGAAAACCGTGGAGGAGGCGGCAAAAAAGAGGGCCGACCTCTACAGGGCCGACCTCTACAGGGCCAACCTCTCCGGGGCCGAAGGATTCAACGCCTGGCGCACAGACGACCTTCGGTTGCTCCTACAT